GCCCCACAGGTGCAGAAGCTGGTGGTCTACCGTGTGAACGCCTCAGGCGTCGCAGACGAGCAGGGCGCTTATATCCGAGTCGATTATAAATACGCGGTCACGTCGCTAAACAGCAAGAACACGGCCAGCGCGGTGATCGAATACAAGCGCACCAGCGCGGACACGTGGACGCAGCTGCTGACAAGCTCAGCCCTGAGCGCTGACACGTCAGCCAAGCCGACGAGTCCGACGTTCTCCGTCGACTATCAATACGACGTACGGCTAACCCTGACGGACTGGTTCGGCACCAGCCGCACCATGCTGACCACCCTGCCGAGCGGCGCCGTGATCCTTGACCTGCTCGCAAGCGGCAAAGGCATCGCGTTCGGCAAGACCGCCGAGGCCGAGGGCATTGATTTCGGTTGGGACATGGTCGGATTCACGGCAGGCACCGGCGAGGGCGTGCTGCCTCTGGGCGGGTTCCTGATCCAGTGGGGTGGCATCACGATCACGCCGACCGCTGCGGGCACACCGACCACGGCGATCGTCACATTCGACCGGCCATTTTCAGCCACGCCAACCGTACTGGCCACACCGGTGAGCAGCGTGCCGCAGACGCTTGCTGTGGCGGTACAGCGCAGCACTGACCTCGTAGGCGACAACAAGGCAGCCGTGGCCATCACACTCACCCGAGAGGGCACGACAGCGACAGGCATCAACTGGCTGGCCATCGGTCCGGGCATATAAGGAGGGTAAAAGATGAGTGTTATACAAGTACGCTGCACCGATCAGGTGCTCGCATATGAAAACACGCCGGTGATCGCCTCCGGCGGGCTGGAAGAGAATTTTATTACATTCGAGTTCTGCAGCCAGTGGGACGGGTTCGATAAGACCGCGGTCTTCTGGCGCTCTGAGGATGAGGTCTACCACAACAGGCTCGACACGTCGAACACGTGCCAAGTGCCGCCAGAAGTAACCGCAGACGACGGGGTCATCTGGCTCGGCGTGTTCGCGGTGGACGGCGCAGGCAGACAGCGCACCTCTGAGGCGCTGAGCTATCGCATTGTTAAAGGTGCGATTACTACAGACACCAAGCCGTCAGATCCGACGCCTGACATTTACACGCAGATCCTCTCTGAGCTTCTCAACATCCGCGAGCTGGCCGAACAGACCAAGGCGCAGGAAGAGGCTTTTGAGGCAGAGATGACACAGCAGCAGAATACTTTTGAGGCTGCCGTGACGGCGTCACTCGAGGAACACGTCGAGGACGTGGCAGAGATGCAGGCGCAGCACGTGGCTGCTGTCGAGGCGGAGATGGAAGCGTTTAAGAACAGCATGCAGGCGGGCGCTGTGGAGGACGGCTCGATCACTGCCGCGAAGCTGGCAGACGGGTCGGTCACGACTCCAAAGCTGGCCTATCAGGCCGTGACCGCTGCGAAGATCGCAGAGGGGGCAGTCACATCCCCGAAGATCCTCAGCGGCGCGGTCACTGTGGACAAATTGGCCGGTGACGTGTTTGCCCTGATCGAGGACGTGGTAAAGCTGCACGTCTGGGAACTCAAGGCCGATGAGGGCACATATTTTGCATCGTCTTATAACCGCAACGCATACACAGAGGGAGCAAGCGAGAATTTCGAGGCCACCATTTACTTCGCCGGTGTGACTGCAGACCGGGCAGCGATAACCAAGATCGGCTCAGGGGTCACGATGCGAACATGTTTTTATGATGACTTAGTCGTGGCGTCTGACGGCAGCGTAACTATGGGCGCCTACGCAACCCGCGAGGTCACAGAGGAAAATGTGCTGTACGCGATCGACTACGGCCCATATTTTATGATTGAACCCGTGTCAGGTTATGAGACAGAGCAATATACCGACCTCGAGCCGGGGGTGATCTACTGGCTGCCGAATAATGTGGAGGTTTCGACAGGCGCCGAGGGCAACACGGTATATATTGACGGATACGACACAGTGACCCACGGCATCCCCGGCCTGACTAACGTCGTGATCTCATACATCGGCCAGCTGGGCCGGAGAACCGCAGCGGCTGCGTCCGGTGAGTACACAGGCACGGGATCAGCGCAGACGCTGACGTTTGACTTTGAGCCGAAATATGTCAGCATCGTAAGCGATATAGTGACCGCCTCAACTCTGGGCCATTATCGCGCAAACTGGACGCACGGCATAGGTTACGGCGAAGCGGCATTGATGGACGACAGCGGGGCCTCTGTACCATATCCGTCCGCTATTACGGCGACGGGCAACACGCTCACGATCTCAGACTCAAACCTTTACAGGTCGAATGTAACATATCACTACGTGGCTATCGGTTAGGAGGTGCAGCATATGAGGATCATCGAAATTGAGCCCCTTGCTAATGGGGCGCATAGAAACCAGAACAGCCGCAGGCTGACCGTTCCGCCGGGCTGGGCCGTCATCCCTGACGACCTTGAGATCCCTGACACGTTCCCGTTTGTCGAGCTGACAGTCGCGGGCAGCGTCGTCACGAGCATGACAGCGGGCACCGTGCCAGATCCTGAGCCGGAGCCAGAGAGACCGCCGTCTCTTGCGGACCGCGTCACAGCACTCGAGGACGCGATCGCTGAGGGGCTGACACTGTACGAGGAGGGTCTGCAGAATGGATAAAAAATTTTATGACGCACTGGCTGCGTCGATCTACGTCAACAGCATGACACTGGCAGGCAAGGCCATCGACACCGACGACAAGAGGCTCAGAGCCTCCGGGCTGTATCCGGACTGGACGGCAGGCAGCCACGAGGTGGGCGAGATCTACAACGCCGAGGGTCAGACGTGGGAGTGCTTCGCGGCCTATGATAATGCAGTATATCCCGACATCACACCCAGCGGCCCCGCGTGGTTTACATTCAATAGGCCGCTGCATGGTAAAACCGCCCTGACCGCCCGGCCGTTCGTGGCTCCGATGGGAGCGCATGACACATACAAGCCCGGCGAGTGTATGACCTTTACGGATGGCAAGACCTACAGATGCAAGACAGAAACAGCTTACAGCCCGACCGACTACGCGCAGGCGTGGGAGGTGGTCGAGTGAGCTGGGCGGCTGAGCACTGGGAGACACTGACGGCCGCGCTGGCCGTCGTGCTGCCGACCGTCGTGCAGATCGCTCCGGTTAAGGTCAACCCATGGACCGCGCTGGCCTCAGCCGTCGGCCGGGCCATTAATCGCGAGATGCTCGAGGAGGTCAAGCAGATGCGTCAGAGCCTCGAGCAGCACATCGCCTCAGACGACCGGCGCGACATCGAGCGGCGTCGCATGCAGATCCTGAGGTTTAACGATGAGCTGATCCATGGCGTGCGGCATACGCAGGAGCATTTTAACGAGATCTTGGACGCCATCACAGCATACGAGCGCTACTGTGGCCAGCATGCCGAATACGAGAATAACAAGGCCGTGCTGGCCATCGAGAACGTAAAACGTACCTATCAGAGGTGCGAGGATGAAAAAAGTTTTCTTTAAAGGAGGGAGCATCATGACAAAAGAATTTTTTAAAGCCGCCGGAATCAGAGCATTAAGAACAATTTGTCAGACAGCAGCGGCGACGATCGGCTCAGCCGCAGCTATGGGAGAAGTGGACTGGGTCCTCGTCGGCTCCTCTGCAGTGCTGGCCGGTGTGCTGTCTCTGCTTACGAGTATCTCTGCAGGACTGCCGGAGGTGGGTGAGTAATGTTTAAGATCGCATTAGGGGCAGGTCATGGGCTGCGCACACCGGGCAAGCGCTGCCTCAAAACGCTCGACCCAAACGAGACGCGTGAGTGGTGGCTAAATGACCGGATCTGTGACCTGATCGAAGAGGGACTAAAAGACTATACAGGCTATAAGCTCCTCAGGCTGGACGACTCAGACGACGGCAAGGACGACATCGCTCTGGCCACCCGAGTGAGCAAGGCGAACAGCTGGGGTGCTGACTTTTATCTGTCGGTGCATCACAACGCCGGAGCGAACGGATCGAACGCTGGAGGCATCGAGGCCTATGCCCACCCACGCGCAAGCTCTACGGCGCTGCAGTGGCGAGATGCTCTGTATGATGAGCTCATCGCCCGGACAGGCCTCAAGGGCAACCGATCCGCACCGAAAGCGACGGCGGACTTCTACGTCCTGCGCAAGACGTCCATGCCTGCCGTCCTGCTTGAGCTTGGATATATGGACGGCAAGAAAGACGTGCCGGTTATACTGTCCACCGAGTACGCACAGAAGTGCGCGGCTGCTATCGTGGCCGTGATCGTGGCCAAGGGCGGGCTGCAGAGAAAAGAGACCGAGCCGGACGACGGCAGGCTCTACCGTGTGCAGCTGGGCGCGTTCGCCGATAAGACTAACGCGGAGAAACTGGCTAAGGATCTCGAGGCGAAAGGCTACAGCGCATATATCACAACTAAATCCCAGTGACACAGAAAACCCCTGCAGGCCTTGAGCCCGCAGGGGTGTTTTTTTTATGACTTGGATATAAGCATAGTATTGGTATTTTGTCAAGAGCGCCTCAAACCCTTGGTGCATAAGGGTTTTTATAGTACGGTGCAACTGACGCCCTCGGTCGACATAGTCCGGTTACACCATACTTTTAATTAAAAAAATATAACGTCTTTTATGCTTGCGTCTGGGTTCACTTCGATCTCTTTTATGATCCTGCTCCAAAAGGCCTGACGCTCGTCCTCAGTAAGAGCAGTATACACCTCTTTAAAATCCATTTCAAGCACTTCCCTGAGCGGTGCCGCGTCTCGAGGTTTCGGTGGCGCCTCAGCCTCTGCCCTCTCGATAAGCTTTTTCAGTTCCGCGTCATCTCTTAAATATTCATCATCTGGTACGTTCCCGGCCATATAGGCGACCGTGAGGCGTCGGCGTTTTTCTTTCAGCTTCGTGACGTCGGTCTTAGGTTTCGGCTTTGGCTGTCTCTGCTCCAATTCTACCCGTGCTATGTCTTTTCTCAGGTAGTCCTCGAGATTATCAAGCAGATATTTTTCAAGCTTCTTCTCCGCCACGCTCTTTTTAAAGCTGCAGCCTCTGCATCGTATCGTGCAACGGTAGGATTTATACACGCCGTAGCTTTTCTTGTTGGAATCACCACAGAGCTTATGACCGCACTCAGGGCAGCGCATGAGTCCGCGGAACAAATACACCGACCCGCTCGCTGTGGCTTTCTGCGGTTTCGTCTCCTGCAGCCGCAGGAAGTCCTCAACGCTGACATATGGGTCGCAGTAGTCTGCCACGCCTCGATGCACGCCACAATAAAAATCGCTCTGCGTCATCCTGCGCCAGCTCTTCCAGTCCTTGCTGATCCCGTACATATGGCCCATGTGACGTATGGCCATATTTAAATTATTGTATTTTATCATGATGTCCCAGAAGTCCTGACAGGCCTGCCGCGTCTCTGGGTCCTTAATCAGACGCATGACGCCGTCCCCGTCCTTTTGTTTCTTGTACCCAAAAGGGACAGCCTGACCGCCGAAGCAAGCCTCTTTATTCCTCCGCTTGTTCTCCAATACGGCTTTGACACGCTCAGCGCCTTTTTCGCGTTCGTTCTGCGCGATCGCCATAAAAATGGTTATTGCCATGCGCCCGTTTGCCGTCGTCGTGTCATAGTCCTCGTGGATAGCTTTCCACTCGACCCGGTGCCTGTCCAGTATCTCCTGCACCTTGAAATATTCCGGCACGGACCTGAACCAACGATCCAATTTAGTGAAGAGAATCATGTCTATTTTTCCCGCCTCGACGTCCTCCAATAATCTTTTTAATGAGGGACGTCGGAGTGGTGGCTTTGCGCCGCTTATACCCTCGTCAGTGTAGTGATCCACTATTTTCATTTTGTTCTTTTTACAGTATTCCTCGAGGTTAGCGATCTGCGCATCAATGGAAAAACCCCGCTGCGCCTGCTCCTCTGTTGATACTCGTTCATAGAGTCCTACACGTATGACTGCCATCGCTTTCTCCACCCTTTTTCTAAAAATTGCGTATTATTTTTACAGTATTGACAAGATTTAATTTTTTGATATTATTTAAAAAGAACAAATGTTCTTTCTATTTGAGGAGGCCCAACAGTATGGAAAACAGCTTAGAACTGCTAAAAAAGATAATTATTGAGCAGCTCCGAACCTGTCAGGACGCGGACCTGCTGGACCTCGTATTGAAATTACTTATTCACGAGAGCAGCTAATATTTGTTTGATACTCGCGTATTCCTCCGGCGGAAGCTGCGCGAGCATAGAAACGACCTCAGCGAAGTCTGGATCTGTTCTCATTTTTGCAATGGCGTGAACTATCACGTCATTTTTTTTCTGTTCTGGGCTTCTTCTTTTCGGTACGTCGTACCCCCACAGCCACATCTCTGTAACCCCAAGGGCTCGGCCCAGCAGGTTGACAGCTTTTGACTTTGGTTCTACATCTCCCGATAAATAACGATATAACGAGCTTCTATGCAGCCCCGTGTCAGCCACAAGATCGGCCACGCTTTTGCCCGCGTCTTCCATGGCTTCGCGTAGCCGGTCCGGTATGCTGGCGACCTGCTCATAATTCTCCATTTCCTCACCTCCTCTCTGTGTCTTGATTATAACAGCAAGCGAGCGACTAATGCAACAGAAACGCTAAAATAATTCGCAAATTTGCGAAAAAAGTTATTGACAACTCAAAAACGGCGTAGTACATTATACCCATAAAGTCGCAAGTATGCGACATGCACCATACAGAAAGGAGGAGTGCTTTTGAACTACCCGAAATTACGCGGCGCGATCCGAGAGAAGTTTGAGACCCAAGAGGCTTTTGCTCAGGCAATGGGGCTGCACCCCACTACTCTCAGTGGTAAGCTGCAGGAAAGAGTCGACTGGACGCGCAGAGAGATCATGCGCGCCGCGGACTTACTCGGTATTCCTAAAGATGAACTCGCGAGCTATTTTTTTTAACCTGTTTGTCGCAATATTGCGACATGGGAGAGGAGGCAGAACAATGGAATTAAAAACACGCATCGAGCTCGTGCTGTCGGAACTCCTCTCAGATAAGTACGACCGAAAAGTAACAGTGCGGTTTATAGAGAAAGGAGAAGAACATGAACAACATCACAGTAACAGTGAACCTCAGCGAAGAGGATCGCGCACGGCTTGACAAGATAATCGAGGCCCTGACAGGCTCAGCGCCTCAGGCCACACAGCCACAAGCGCCGAAGATTCCGGAGGACAAAGACGCAGCTCAGCGCGTAACACCTCAGACAGCAACTGCATCGGGTATGACCATGGGCGAACAGATAAAAGCCCGCCGGGAAGAGTTAGGCCTGACGCAGAGGGATCTCGCCGGGCTGGTAGGTTACTCGAACCATTCGACTGTGGCACGTGTAGAGGCTGACGAGGTAAATCTCCCACACAGTAAGATCGTAGAGTTTGCGAAAGCCCTGCAAGTCACACCCGGTTTTCTGACTGGTTGGGACGCACCACCAGCACCTCAGACAGCAACCACAGAACCTGAACCGGCTCCACAGCCCGAACAGCCCGACCCTGCGCCACAGCACACACGCGCCGAGCTGCAGCATCTGGTCGTGTCGCTTACATCAATCGGTAAAAAGGCAGAGGTGCGCGAGATCGTCCTCGCCGTAGCTCCTAAGGTCTCGGCCATTCCAGAGGATCGAATTGATGAGGTGTTTGGGCAGCTGAAAACATTGGAGGGCTAAGGCATGAAAAAGAGAACCGTTTACATCGCCGGACCGATCACGGGCGTCGATCGCTATTGGGAGCCGTTCGAGAAAGCCGAGGACGAGCTCACCGCGGCCGGTTTCATTCCGCTCAGCCCCGCAAGGCTGCCGGAGGGTATGACGCCCGCGCAGTATATGCGCATTTGTCTGGCCATGCTGGACTCAGCCGACGCCGCCCTGTTCCTGCCGGGCTGGACGGAATCAAAAGGCGCCACGCTTGAATGGCTGTATTGTCAGTACACAGGGAAGAGAGCCGTCGAGGCTGTCAGTCAAATAGGAGAAGAAGATGAAACAGAAGACGATAAGTAACTTGAAACTATGGGGCGCGACCCTGTTGGCCTCAACCATGCTCTTCACGGCAGGGTTCATTGCTGGCAGAGCCACCACACCAGAGACCGAAACGGTCATATATGAACCGACCAGCACACCGGTGGCGGCTGCGCCCGTACAGCCACAGCCTGAGAGCCTCGGACAGTTTAAAGTTACATACTACTGCCCTTGTGCGACGTGCTGCGGCGAGTGGGCTGACGGTATCACAGCAAGCGGCACGCAGGCCACACAGGGCCGCACCGTAGCAGCCAACCCGCAGTTCCTGCCGTATGGCTCCGAGATCCTCGTAAGATTTGAGGACGGTACAGAGGAGACTTACACAGTCGAGGACTGTGGCGGCGCGGTCAAGGGCCAGCATATCGACATTTTCATGGACAGCCACGAGGCCGCACTGGCTGAGGGTGTAAAGACTGCGGAAGTCTTTCTGATCGAGGGGGTTGAATAAATGACAGACATTGACCACAGCAGCAGAGCCCATGCCCTGCTCAGCGCCTCAAGCGCTCACCGCTGGCTGAACTGTCCGAGCTCAGCCGTAGCGGCTCAGGGCTACAAGGACGAGGGCAGCCCGTTCGCTGCAGAGGGCACGACAGCCCACGAGGTGGCCGAACTGATCGCCCGGGGCGCAACTTTGGCACCGTTCGGAGACATCACGGACGAGATGGTCCGCCACGCTGAGGAGTACCGCGATTATGTCAACGAGCTCAAGCTGCTCGACGACGCGGTGGTGCTGCTCGAGCAGCGGGTCGACTTCTCCCCGTGGGTAGTTGGTGGGTTCGGGACATGTGACTGCATCCTGATACAGGGCAGCACGCTCACGATCATAGATTACAAATACGGCAAAGGCGTGCAGGTCGACGCCAAGGACAACCCGCAGATGAAGCTCTACGCGCTGGGTGCGCTCAACGACTTCGGCCTCGCCTACGACGTTGACACGATCGAAATGCACATTTTCCAGCCTCGAATCGGAAACATCAGCACGGACTGCCTCACAGCGGACGAGCTGACCAAGTGGGCTGAGAAGACGGTCAAGCCGATCGCGGCCAAGGCCGCACAGGGCAAAGGCGGATATAAGGCCGGCGACTGGTGCAAATTCTGCCCTCACGCTGGCAAGTGCAGGGCGCTGACAAAGACATGCACCGAGTACGTCGAGACCCACGGCATGCGGGTGTCTGTGCCGGTCCTTGCCCCCCATGAGGTGGCCGAGGTGCTCACCATGGAGCCGCTGGTCAGCCTGTGGCTCAAGCGCGTCAGGACGCAGGCCCTCAATGACATGCTGGACGGTAGAGAGATCCCGGGCTATAAGGTGGTCGAGGGTAAACAGGGCAATCGTAAATGGACGGACGAGCTGCAGGTGCTGCAGGCTCTGACCGAGGCAGGCCACAGCAGAGAGGACGTCACAGAAACGAAGCTGCTCAGCCCTGCCGGTATGGACAAAGCAATTGGCAAGGCCGCCGTGGCTGGTCTGCTCTCTGAGTATATCAGCCGAGCACCCGGATCGCCTACGATTGCACCGGAGACAGACAAGCGCCCTGTATATGACAGGGTCGCCGAAGCAGTAAAGGACTTTGAATAAGGAGGAAAGAATGAACGTATTAAAAGCACAGATGGATATTATAAAGCAGCTCCACGCCTCTGCGGGTAGCGTGGCGTATCAGAGATTAGACGACGACCGCACCGCGGTGACGCCGAACAGGCTCGTCGTGTATGTGTTCAATTCGGACGAGCTGCAGCTTCGACTCACAAGCGCAACAAAGACGACAGAGCTCGGCCGGTTCTTCGATGAGGATAAGGAAGTAACGCCGCTGAGGGCTACGGACTTTTACAGAGGAGCCGGCAAGCTGAGACGTCTTGAGGCTGACGGTGTGGACGTGTACATTGACACAAAACATTTAAAGGCATTTAATGCAAACGCCTCTTTCTGGCAGATTGGAGCGCCTGCCCCAGACGCGCCGGTATTAGTCGCAGAGCCTGACCCGTTCACAGACGAAGACGAATTTGTCGGTCTTATTATGCCGGTAAAGCTTGGTTAAAACACATTGAAAAATTAGAAAAGGAGACAAAAAACACATGAGTACAAAAGTAGTCACCGGAAAAGTTAGATTCTCATTCGTAAACATTTTCGAGCCAAAGGCTCCAAACGGTGGCGGAGATCCGAAGTATAGCGTCACGCTGCTGATCCCTAAGAACGACAAGGCGACGCTCGACAAGATCAGAGCCGCACAGGCTGAGGCGCGTGAGAACTTCTGTAAGCGCAACGGCGCGAGCGCACTGCCGCAGAAACCGAATCAGACCCTCCACGATGGCGATGGCGTGAGAGACTCCGGCGACCCATACGGCCCAGAGTGTAAAGGCATGTACGTCATCACTGTAAGCAGTAAGCAGAAGCCTGTTATTGTGGATAATTTCCGCAACGAGATCACAGACCCGGGCGAAGTATACAGCGGATGCTACGGCCGTGCGTCCATTAACTTCTACGGCTACAGCTCCAACGGTAAAAAGGGCATCAGCGCCGGCCTGCTTTCAATCCAGAAGCTCCACGATGGTGAGCCGTTCGGCACAGTAGGCAGCGCGTCCGACTTCGATGATGACTGGACAGACACAGAGGCCGACGATGACGATTTTATGGCGTGATAACAGGCCGCGCCTGTTTATCGACCTTGAGACGTTCAGCAGCGAGGACCTGCCGAAAACAGGCGTACACAAGTACACCGAGGCCGAGGACTTTGAGATCATCCTGCTGGCCTATGCGTTCGATGACGACCCCGTCGAGGTGCTTGAGACTTACGGGAACGGGTGGCATGGTTTGCACGCTCAAAACGACAGAGCGCGTAAATACCTGAATTTCATTGTTCGAACTCTCACCAACCCCGACGTCGTCAAGGTGGCGCATAATGCAGCGTTCGAGCGGGCCTGTCTCAGCCGTGCGCTGTGCGTTGATCTGCCGCCGGAGCAGTGGGAGGACACAGCCATTTTGGCCGCCATGAACGGCCTGCCGATGAGCCTCGAGGGAGCAGGGGCCGCCCTGCAGCTCGAACTGCAGAAAATGAAAGAGGGCGCGGCTTTGATCCGGTACTTTTGCAAGCCGTGCAAGCCGACCATATCAAACGGCGGCAGGACTCGCAACCAGCCGGAGCATGCGCCTGACAAGTGGGCGACGTTCCGCGAATACTGCGGCCGAGACGTCGAGACGGAACGCGAGATCTACAAGCGGCTGCACCGCTTCCCGGTCCCTGACTGGGAGCGGCGCGTGCAGTACCTCGATGCTCGTATAAACGAGCGCGGGGTGCTGGTGGACTTAGAACTGGCCGAGGCGGCTGTATATATCGACAACGCCACCCGAGACATGCACACCGACGAGATGCGCAGGCTGACCGGACTGGACAACCCCAACAGCGTGGCGCAGCTCAAGGACTGGCTCGCCGCCGTGGGCATCACAGTGGACAGCCTCAACAAGGCCACCGTCTCGGAGCTGCTGCAGACGGTCAAGGACCCGACGATCAGGCGGGTGCTGCAGCTCAGGCAACTGATGGGTAAGACGTCAACGAAAAAGTATCAGGCGATGATAGACGGCGCCTGTAAAGACCAGCGCATCCGCGGCATCCTGCAATATTACGGCGCCGGCCGCACAGGCCGATGGGCCGGCAGGCTGCTGCAGGTCCAGAACCTGCCCCAGAACCACCTCGACGACATCGCCGACGTGCGCGATCTGGTCAGAGCCCGAGACGTTGAGACGCTCGGCATGGCGTTCGACAGCGTGCCGGACGTGCTCAGCCAGCTGATCCGCACCGGGCTGATCGCAAAGCCCGGCCACACGTTCCTTGTGGCTGACTATTCAGCCATCGAGGCCCGGGTGGTGGCATATCTGGCAGGCGAAAAATGGCGTATGGATGTATTCGCCGGAGACGGCAAAATCTACGAAGCCAGTTATGCCATGGCGTTCGGCGTGCCGGTCGAGACAGTGAAAAAGGGCAGCCCTGAGAGGCAGAAAGGCAAGATCATGGAGCTCGCCCTCGGCTATGGCGGCGGTGTCGCAGCGCTCAAGGCGTTCGGCGCTGACAAAATGGGCCTGACTGAGGACGAGATGCAGCAGCTGGTCGACAGCTGGCGGCGTGCCTCCCCTTGCATCCCGCGTTTCTGGCGAGATGCGGAGACCGCAGCGAAGCGGGCCATTGAGAACCCCGGCCGGACGTTCGCCCTGCCGTGCGGGGCGAAATATCGCAGAGACGCCGACGCTCTCAGGTGCAGGCTGCCGAGCGGCCGAGTGCTCAGCTACTGGGGCGCTCACATCGCCGATCACAAAGGCAGGCCGTCGGTCATCTTCTGGGGTCAGAACCAGACGACACGGAAATGGGAAAAGGTCGAGACATGGGGCGGAAAGCTCGTCGAAAACATCGTGCAGGCCTACGCGAGAGACTGCCTTGCCGTGGCGCTGCTCAGGCTCGACGCTGCCGGGTTTAAAATCGTCTTTTCAGTTCATGACGAAATTATTGCAGAGGAGCCAACAGACGGCCGAGGCTGGCAGGCTATGGCCGACATCATGGGCGAACCGATCGAATGGGCGCCCGGCCTGCTGCTCCGCGGCGACGGCTACGAGACCCCATTTTATATGAAAGATTAGGAGGTGCACGTGTATAAATGAAAGTTTTAGTTGCCTGCGAAGAAAGTCAGGCGGTGACGATTGCCATGAGACGCATGGGACATGAGGCGTATAGCTGCGATCTTATAGAGTGCAGCGGCGGGCATCCTGAATGGCACATCATGCAAGACGTGCTCCCGCTGATAAATGGCCGATGCATCTTCAAGACAATGGACGGACGAGAGCATGAGATAGCAGACAGATGGGACCTGTTGATCGCTCATCCACCCTGCACGTATTTGTCAAACGCAGGGGCGAGATGGTTATACGCAGGCGGTGAGCTAAACGCCGAACGATACGCGCGCGGGCTGGAGGCAAAAGAATTTTTTTTAAAGTTTCTCAACGCTGATGCGCAGAGGGTTGCGGTTGAAAATCCTATACCCTCTAATATCTATGGTCTGCCTAAATATACGCAAATTATACAGCCCTACGAATACGGGCACCCGTGGAGTAAAAAGACGTGCCCGTGGCTGCGCGGGCTGGAGCCGCTCAAGCCTACGAAGATTATGCCAGATCACAAACCTTTTTGCTCCTCCGGCAGCTATAGCAAAACCCACGACGCGCGCTATAAAGGAGCGAGCAGAAAAGGGGGCAGTGCGAAAAGCAGAAGTAAAACATTCCCGGGCATAGCGGCGGCGATGGCCGAACAATGGGCGGGTCCTGCACTGGACGATTGGATGCTGTGAGGAGGGCCGCCGGATGATACAAGATTTTTCAAAGCGTCTGAGACGGGCGCGGAATTACAGAAAGCTGACGCAGGATCAGCTTGAGGAGCTGTCAGGCGTCTCGCGCTGTCAGATCTCTTTATATGAGAGAAGCGACCGCCTGCCCACCCTGCAGTCGGCGGTCAAGCTGGCCGACGCGCTGGACGTGTCGCTGGACTGGCTGGCAGGCCGTACAAAGTAAACAAGAGAGGGGGCGAAAAGATGAACATCAAATATAACAGGGTCCTCGACATCGCCCAAGGGCACCGAAAAACGAAAGTCTGGAAAAACAAACAGATGACATGGTCGGAGCTGCTGACCCGGTTAGAGACCACGAAGCGCACGCATGAGACAGTGGCCGAATACAAAGCCATGGGCCGAACGCAGCAGGCGGAGATCAAGGACGTCGGCGGATACGTGGGCGGCTACTGCAACGAGGGCCGACGCTCCGACATCCGGCACCGTTCGGTGCTGTGCCTCGATGCAGACTATGCAGACGGCGAACTGTGGCCGGACTGGCTGCTCCTGTACGACAAGGCCGCCGCGGTCTACTCAACGCACAAACACACACCGGACAAGCAGCGTCTCAGGCTGGTGGTGCCACTGGCCCGCGACGTTGACCCCGACGAGTATCAGGCCATCGGCCGCCGGATCGCTCAGCAGCTGGGGATCGACAAATTCGATGATTCGACTTATCAGCCGCAAAGACTCATGTACTGGCCAAGCACATCGGCCGACGGTGAGTATTACTTCGATTACGCAGACCGGCCGATGCTCGACCCGGACGAGGTGCTGGCCACATACCACAACTGGCGCGACGTGTCAAGCTGGCCGCTGTCAAGCAGACAGGCGGAGATCACGAGGCACGCGGCGACTAAACAGCAGGACCCTCTGGAAAAAGACGGACTCGTCGGAGCGTTCTGCCGGGCCTACACGATACAGGAGGCGATCGCGGAGTTCGTGCCGACGTATGCGCCATGTGACGACCCGGGGCGCTACACCTACACCGAGGGCAGCACAGCGGCGGGCGTGGTGGTCTATGATGATAAGTTTTCTTATTCACATCATGGAACCGACCCAGCCAGCGGCCAGCTGGTGAACGCGTGGGATCTGGTCCGGCTGCATAAGTTCGGCGGCCTTGACCAGAACCAAGACCCGGACTCACCGACGAACAAGCGCAAGAGCTATAAAGCAATGACCGACTTCGTCAAGGATCTCGGCAAGGTCAGGGCTCAGATCTTCGCGGATAAGGTGGCCGAGGCTTCTGCTGATTTCGCTGAACTGGTCGACGAATCTGCAGAGGTCAGCAGGGACTGGACGCGCCGGCTCAAGGTCACGACCGAGGGCAAGGCCGTCCAGTCGATCGAGAACGTGGTCACGATCCTGACACACGACCCAAG